AGCGTCCGTCTCTCCCCACGGTCTGAGCCCGGTCCTGAGGGGGTCCCTGTGGCCCTGTGACGGGTCCTGAGCGACTCACTCGAGGTCCAGATGGCAAAGCAGCCGGTCTTGTCGCTCGTGGGGGTCGTAGAGGCCGGAAACCGGGCCGATTCACTGCGACTGCTCGCCAAGGTCCTCGCCGGAGCCATCGAAACCGCCGAGGTGCAGAACGTGGCGGCCTTGTCCCGCCAGCTGGTGGACGTACTCCGTGAGCTCGACGAGCTTCCGGTCGCTCAGGAGGGCAGCCCTGTCGACGATCTCGCCGCCGCCCGCGCTGCTCGGCGCCAAGCGGCCAAGAATCCAGGTCGCGCCGCCGGCTCGTAGCTCTGCAGGCCAGGAGGCCGCCGAGCTCGCAGCTTCGGCCGGGCTCCACCTCGACGCCTGGCAGCGTCACGCCCTGGACGTCTTCCTCGCCGAGGGTGACGACGGCCGCTGGACCGCCTTCGAGTGCGGGCTCGTCGTGCCACGCCAGAACGGCAAGGGCGCGATCCTCGAGGCCATCGAGCTCGCCGGGCTGTTCCTGTTCGACGAGCAGCTCATCCTGCACTCGGCGCACGAGTTCAAGACCGCCCAGGAGGCGTTCCGCCGGGTGCTGGCACTCGTCGACAACGCCGACCACCTGCGCAAGCGGGTCGCCAAGGTCAGAACCTCGCACGGCGAGGAAGGCATCGAGCTCACGACCGGCGCCCGACTCCGGTTCGTGGCCCGCTCAACGGCATCGGGCCGAGGCTTCTCGGCCCAGCGGGTCGTGCTTGACGAGGCCATGCAGCTCGGCACCGAGACGATGGGCGCGCTGCTCCCGACGCTCGCCGCCCAGGACAACCCGCAGGTGATCTACGCAGCGTCCGCGCCACTGTCCACGTCGGTCCAGCTGCACGCCGTGCGCAACCGTGCACTTGCCGGCGGCGACGACTCGCTCGCCTACCTTGAGTGGTCGGTCGCCGACAACGCCAAGATCAACGACCCCGAGCAGTGGGCCGTCGCCAACCCGTCGCTCGGCATCCGCATCGGCGCCGACTACGTCGAACGCGAGCTGGCCGCACTGCCCGACGACATCTTCCGTCGCGAACGTCTCGGCATCCCCGACGCGCCCATCGTCGTCACCGACGAGCGCATCATCGAGCCCGACGTTTGGGCAGCGCTCAAGGAAGAACGCAGCCGCTTTGACGGCCGCATGTCGTTCGCCGTCGACATCACGCCCGACCGGCGCATGGCGGCGATCGCCGTGGCCGGCCTGCGCGACGACGGCTTCGTTCACGTCGAGGTTGTCGACCACCGCCCTGGCACGAGCTGGGTCGGCGACCGCCTCGTCGAGCTCGCCGCACGGTGGGGCCGCCAGCCCGTCACCATCGACCCAGGGTCGCCGGCCGGTTCACTGGTCGTGACGGTCCGTGAGCGCGGCATTGACGTCCGTGAAGTCTCGGCCCGCCAGGTCGTCCAGGCCACCGGCCAGTTCTACGACCTAGTGATGTCGGGCGGCCTGCGCCACATCGGCCAGGCGCCATTGACCGCAGCGCTTGACGGCGCGACGCGTCGCCCGCTCGGCGAGTCGTGGACGTGGAACCGCCGGGCCCAGTCGGTCGACATCTGTCCGCTGATGGCGGCCACCCTGGCGCTCGGCGCCCTGCTCGAAACACATGACGCCGCCGCTCCGACGGTGGTATCGCTCTCCGACCTGTGAGGCTTTGATGCTCACCCGCACCGCCGACATCCTGCAGTTGCTCGGCGTCGCCTGCCTGGTCGCCGCAGCGTGGACCGTGAACCTGCCCGTCGGCCTGCTGGCCACGGGCGCCGCCCTGCTGCTCGTCGGCCTGTCGCTCGACCCTCGCCTCACCCGTGGTGGTGACCAGTGATCGGGCGCCTGTTCGAGTCGCGCATCGTTCGCGACCCGGCGCTGTCGGCATGGGGACGTGGCGACGACCTCGTGTCGTCACCGTCGACCGGCGGCCAGCGTGTCACCCGCGAGACGGCGCTGTCGCTGCTCGTCGTGCTCGGCTGCCAGTCGCTGATCTCCGACTCGATCGCTGCCATGCCGGTCGACATCATGGGCCCTGGCGCAGATGGCCGAATGGCTCCTGCACCAAACGTGCCCAGCTGGGTCGAGCAGCCGAACCCCGAGATGGACCGGGTGGACTTCGTGTCGTCGGTCATCATGTCGCTGCTCGGCGACGGAAACGCCTTCCTCGCGCCGGTGCGCGACCAGCGTGGCACCGTCGCAGAGGTCTACGTCCTCGACCCTGGGCGCGTCACCGTGCAGCGGGTCGCCGGCCGTGTCATGTTCTCGCTCGACGGCAAGCCCGTCACCGACGAGATCGCCATGGTGCGCGGCACCGTCCTGCCCGGCTCGCTGCGTGGCGTGTCGCCCATCGAGGCAGCACGCCAAGTCATCGGCCTCGGCCTAGGCGCTCAAGACACCGCAGCCCGCTTCTACGCCCAGGGCGCCGTCGTGCCCGGCGTGATCCAGACCTCGGGCAACCTGACCATCGAGCAGCTCCGCGAGATCCGTGACCAGTGGGTTGCGTCGCACGGCGGCTCATCGAAGTCGCACCTGCCGGTCGTCCTCACGGGCGACGCCAAGTGGCAGGGCATCTCCATGACGCAGGAGCAGGCCCAGTTCCTCGAGTCGCGCCGCTACACCGACGCCCAGATCGCCGGCCAGCTGTACCGCATCGACCCGTCGCTGCTCGGCATCCCGAACGAGGGCACGTCAATGACGTACCAGAACGTCGAGAGCCGAAACCGGGCGTTCGTGCAGAACCTGCTGCCGTGGATGGTGCGTGTCGAGCGTGCCCTGTCCCGCCTAGTGCCTGCCCGCAACGTCTGGAAGTTCAACGTCGACGGCCTACTGCGCGCCGACATCGCCACCCGCTACGCGTCCTACGAGGCCGCCGCCCGCATCGAGGCGGCGACCGGGCGGACGTTCGTGACCACCGACGAGATGCGCGCCTGGGAGAACCTCGGCCCGCTCGAGCAGCCGGCACCGCCGGCACCCGCCCAGGAGCAGATGTGATGAGCGACGAGCTGCGCGACATGCCGGAGACGATCTACCCGGTGACCGCGCGCCAGCAGGCCATGTACGACGCCACCGAGGGCGTCGCCGAGCTGTTCGGCAAGTTCGACCAGGGCAGCGGCCCTGACGGAGCGCACTACGTCGCCGAGTCGCCGTTCGACGGCCTGGCCTGCTCGTCGTGCCTGTTCTACGAGGGCGCACGGGCTTGCGAGGTTGTCGGCGGCGACATCGCTCCCGAGGGCGTCTGCAAGCTCTGGATCATCCCCGAGGCACTCGTGCCCGGTTCCACGTCGGAGGGCACCGACCCGGCAGCTCAGGCTGCCCTCAGCACCGAAGGGGAGCAGATGCGCGAGCAGCTGGCTGCCACCGAGATCGGGCGTCGTGCCATCGACCACGAGCGCGAGCACCGGGCGTTCGCGTCCGTCGAGCTCGACGAGGTCCGTGAAACGGCCGGAGCACTCACGTTTCGCGGCTATGCGAGCGTCTTCAACGCTCCGTACGACGTCGCCGGGCTGTTCACCGAGGAGGTTGCGCCGACAGCGTTCAACCGCACCTTGAGCCACGATCGCCAGATCCACCTGCTGCACGGCCACGAGGGCCTCGCCCTGGCATCGACCGCTGGCGGCACGCTGCGGCTGTCCACCGACTCGCACGGCCTCGCCGTCGAGGCCGACCTCGACCCGGCGTCGCCCTGGGCGCAGTCAGTTGCCTCGGCCGTCCGGCGCGGGGACGTCGGCGAAATGTCGTTCGGGTTCTACGTCAAGGCCGACAGCTGGTCCGACGACATGACGCACCGCCGCCTCGACGAGGTCCAGCTTGACGAGGTCAGCATCGTTCGACGTGGCGCCAACCCGGCAACCGCCGGCGAGATGGCGCCCGACAAGATCGAGCAAGACGCCGCACCGGCGCCTGCCGACCCGACTCCGGCGCGGGACATCGCCGGTGCGCTCGACGTCCGGCTGCGGTTCGCAGCCATCGACGACGTCTGAGCTGAGTTCCTCCCTGCACCCGGCCAACCGGCTCGCAGGTCGCGCTCGTTCCACCATCCACTGTCCGATCCCTTAGGAGCACACATGTTCTCGGACGAGTACACCCAGTCCCAGGTGGACCGCAAGCTGCGGGCCCACGACGCCATGAAGCAGATCGCCGAGCGCGCCAAGGCCGCCGACGAGCTGTCCGCCGAGGATCGCACGTCGTACGACGCCGCCGAGGCCGAGTACAACGCCGCCAAGGCCGAGATCGACCGCGCCGTGCGCGCCTCCGAGCTCGCCCGCACCGAGGTCGAGTCCGCCCGTCCGGCGTTCGTGACCGAGGCCCGCGCCGAGGCTGCGACCACCCGCACCGACGCAGACGTCATCCGTTCGCTCGCCCACGGCGAGGCCCGTTCGGCCACCTTCGAGCGTCGCGCCCCGATCACCGGCTCCGTCACCGGCTCGCCGGTGCCCACGAGCTTCTACGACCGCCTGGTCGAGCTGCTCGTCGTGCAGGGCCCGATGCTTGACGCCAGCGTCACCAACGTCATCCCCACCAACGGTGGCGAGAACCTGCAGGTGCCGCGTGCGGCCACCTACACCGCGGGCTCGATCACCGCGCAGGGCTCGGCCATCACGGCGTCGGAGCCGACGTTCTCGGCGTTCGTCACCCTCGGGGC